ATCTTTAAAGAGTATATCGACGCTTTACCCGATGACAAGCAAAAGCAACCGCCCAATATGCAACCGCCGCCGTCACCGCCCCCGGAAACACCCGGGGAGCCGAGCGGAAAGCAGTGGACCCGCAAGGACATAAAACAGTTTTATGCGGACAAGGCCGCTGGTAAGTACGCCGGCAGAGAAGACCAGGCGAAAGCAATCGAAGCGGACATTTTTGCAGCACCAGCACAGGGGAGAGTCGTCGGTTAATAGGAGTACGCCATGTACACCATTGACTCAAGTCTGGGCGAATATGCCACAGCAGGTCTTTCCGGGACCTATATTCCGGAAATCTGGTAGTTGAAATGGCCAGAGGAAAATTGAATCTGAATAACGGGGAAGCGCAAGCCAACCCGATGCAAGCGAGACAAACTCAAAAGGACACCCGGTAGGGTTAAAGATGAGTGAGAAATACATAGCCGGTTTTATAGACGCAGATGGATATCTTTCAGTGAGGTGTAGGGTTGGTGCCCGTCCGGATCTGGAAGTTTCTATTGCCCAAAGAAGTGATTTCCTTGAACCTCTGTATGAGGCGCAGGGGCTTTTCGGCGGGACAGTGCGCCACAGGGAAAGCCTGGGAAGCCATGAGCTGCAGCTGCGGTCAGGACCGGCAAGAAAATGTATTGAAAGAATCAAGAAGCATCTTGTTGTCAAGAAACACCAGGCGCATGCCTATCTTATGATGGTTGATACTGGCACGGTTTTAAAAACCAGCCAGGACGTTGCCGGGCTTAGGGAAAAAGTAAAGGCCGTAAAAAAGGTCAATGCGGACCCGAAACAGAATCACCCAACCAGAAAATGGATGGCCGGTTACATAGATGGTGATGGGTCTTTTACCGCAAAGGTTTGCAAAAAGACCGGTTACGCATACCCGAAGCTATCAGTGCTTAGCGCAGAAAATTATACCGCAGGGATTCAGCTTTTACACAAAGCCTTTGGCGGGAGAATCTGCCCGGTTGGGAAAAACTACCTGTGGCAAGTCCAGCTGTCACAGCCCAGCAAAGTAAGTCAGGTGATAGGGTATTGTCTGAAACACCTTCAAAAAAAACAAGATGTGGCAAGATTCATTTACGAGTGTGCAAAGGGTGGAAACTTCCGGGACGGAGAAGCCATCCGTAACACCATAAAAGCACTCAACTCGCAGCAGCACAGACTGAGTGATTCAACCGTCAAGGACCATATTGATCTGATTGATTTTTCCATCCAGAAAAAACAAATGGGAAGACCAGTCGGGATTATTGAGACACGTCCAAGGCGGAAGCGACAGTCGAAACTACAGGGTATGTAGTCAGCAGGGAAACTGATCGAAAAATTTTACCTAGCCACCGTGTTCGTTGCAATCAGCAACACCGATTACGAGGGAGAGATTACCTCAGCGGGCGATAAAGTGATCATCCGGACCGTTCCGGACACCACCATCCACGAATACAAAATCGGCCAGTCCCTCAACTACGAACGTCCCCAGTCAGCCAACGTTGAGTTGCTGATCGACAAAGGTAACTACTATGCCGTTGTCATCAACGACGTGGAGAAGAAACAGGCGGACATCAACTATGTGGACAAGTGGGCCGAGGATGCTTCCGAGGGCATGAAGATCGCTATTGATACCAATGTCCTTGGTGACGTTCCCGCCGATGTCAGTGCCTATAACACCGGCACCACCGCAGGGAAAATTTCCTCCGGTGTTGACCTGGGCGTGGCAGGGACCGACGGATCAGACGCTGTTTCCCTGACCAAGGCCACCATAGTGGACAAGATTGTCGAATGCGGCCAGGTTCTGGACGAACAGAACATCCCGCATACCAACAGATGGTTTGTCCTGCCGGCATGGGCATGCACCCGGATCAAGATTTCCGAACTGGCAGAAGCCTCCTATTCCGGTGACGGTGTTTCCACCAAACGGAATGGCCGGATCGGCAAGATCGATCATTTTGAGCTTTACAGCTCCAACAACATCACCCCGGTTCTTGAAACCGCCACCAACTGCTACAAAGCAATCTTTGGCCACAAGTCGGCCATCACCTTTGCAAGCCAGCTGGTGGAAAACGAAATGATCCCCAACCCGGATGATTTCGGGAAGCTGATGCGCGGGTTGCAGGTGTACGGCTATGAGGTGATCAAGCCCGAATCCATGGGAATGCTGTACTGCAAGGCTGGTTGATAACAGATAAAGATTTACCCTTCCCCGGGTTTCGGCCCGGGGAGTTTTTAAAAAGGAATAGACCAATGAAATTCGGAATGATTAAGAGCATTGTCTCTCAGACGCTCGACTATGGCGATTTCACCGATGGTGGAGGTGCAGCAGGGTCCATTGAATTTGATACAGACCTTCCTGCCGGCGCCATCCCCCTGGCGTGGCGCGCAAAGGCAACCGATGGGTTTACCGGTGATACCTCTGCCGTTATCAGTGTTGGTATTGACGGGGATGCGGACAAATACTCCGCCGACACCGCGCAGAGCGTTTTTGCGGCCGGTACGGTTGGGTCTTTGGTATTGGCGGCCGCTGCCATGCAAGATGATTTTGCCACTACACAAACACCGGTTGTTACCGTGACCGCAGGCACAGACTGGGGAGCCGTAGATGGCGGGTCCATGGTGGTTGAAATCTTCTACATTGAACCCGAACCGTTTGCATAATTTTTTACCAGGGGGTCATTTTGGCCCCCTTTTGAAAGGAATCATCGATGAAAAAGAGACAATCCCCTGAGTTTTTAATGAACACCAAAACCGGCGTTGTGTTTGTCAAAACCGAGATCCTGGCAAAAAGAAAAGACATGGTGCCGTATGATTTCGAGAAAAAGCGACCCGTGTCTGCCATCAGTGAGCCGGAACCTCCCGCCATTTCAGAAGAGGCTGAGCAGGAAAAAGAAAGGGCAGCAGCGTTGGTGAAAGAGTGGTTTGGCAGGGATGTCAGTAAGGTTTCCAAAAAAGACCTGGCCGACTATGCCATGGCTGAGTTCAACCAGGTCGTTGACGACGATTCAAAACTGAAGATGGTCCAGGCCATCGAGCAGATGGTGGGCTGAGATGACCGGCCAGGAGATGATTGATCAGGTGCTCACCTACCTGACCGATGAGGACGGGGACGTCTGGGGTGAAACCCTTGTGCTGTCATTTATCAATGAAGCCGTGGGAACCATCGCCATGCTGCGGCCTGATGCTACCGCCACAACCGATGACGTGACCATCGTGGCGGACAGTGCCAGACAGACCCTTCCTTCGGATGCTGCCCGGCTGCTTTCGATCCCCCGGAACACAACTTCCGGCAAACCGGTCAGGAAAATTGCCAGGGAAGTGCTGGCAGAATTGGGTGCTACATGGACGGCACAGTCCGTATCTGACATCGAGCATTACATGTATGACGATGAAAACCCCCTGGTCTTCCATGTTCACCCGGTACTGGATGCAGACGGCAGCGTGGAAATGGCATATTCCTCTGTTCCCGAGACAATCACCCTGGTGTCTGACCTGCGGGTATCATCCGTTTATAACGGCCCGATATTCGATTATGTGCTCCACCGGTGCTTTGGTATGGAGACTGAGCGGATCGACCGCCAGAAGTCTGTCAATCACCTGAACGCCTTTTACAATGCCCTGGGTGTCAAGGTCCAAAACGAGGCCCGGCTGAAACTGATCCAGGAGGTATAAATGGAGCGTTTTGTCAGCAATATCCTGCCGTATGTCCCTGGGTGCCCAGTGGTCTTGATTAAAGCCGAAACGCTCAGGGTGGCTACTGAGTTCTGCCGGAAAACCCATATCTGGCAGGCAGTGGAGGAAAGCACGGCCACTGAAGGCGATGAAACCATTACGCTCTCTCCTGCATCCGGTGATGTTGTGGGCGTCAAGGTGGAGATTAATGATCGTGAGATCTCAGACTACACACTGTCCGGCACTACCGTGACTCTGGAAGACGAGCTGTCTGAGGATGATTCAATCAAGGTCACGCTGTATCTTACCCCGGAAAGGGACGCGACCGAGCTGCCGGATATTCTTTATAACGAATGGCTGGAAGGAATTTCAGCCGGGGTCCGTGCCAACCTGATGCTGATGCCTGAAAAGCCATGGTCAACCCCCAATATGGTCATGATACACGCACAGACCTACCAGCACCAGATCGGGCAGGCACTACTCCAGGCAAGAAAGAAAAACGTCCGTGAACCCATGCGGATGAGGCTGAGGCCCTGGATATGATCAACATTTCTGTTTTTAAAGGGGAGATCCCCAAGCTGTCGGAAAAACTTTTGCCGGACGAGTACGCATCCAGCGCAATCAACTGCAAGTTGCAGGATGGGCGGCTCTCCCCTATGCGGGCAAACGTGTCCGAGGAAGACCTTCTGGCCAGTGCTGAAACCATTTACCGGATGGGTGAGGACTGGTTGCAGTTCGATAACAAAGTACAGATCGTTGATGATCCTGTTTATAATCCATCCGGCCGGATCTTGATTTCAGGGGATGATTATCCAAAAGAAACAGACACCGCAACAGCCATTTCAGGGGCCGGCCCTTACCCGGCCGCAACGCGCAGGCTGGGAATATCTGCTCCAAGCGCGGCCCTGACCCATTCCATTACCGTGGCAGGTACAGGCACCGACAGGGAGATTGCGTATTGCTACACCCGGGTAGGGGAAAGGGCCGACGGCACAGTAGTGGAGTCTGCACCTTCTCCGTCGACAGCAGTGTTTACAGCAAAAGATGATGCCACTGTCCAGCTGTCAGATTTTGTTGATGCTTCCGAAACAGGCGTATATACCACCCATTTCAGAATATACCGGATCAATACCGGCGATACGGGTGCTGAGTTTCAGTTTGTTGACGATCTGGTTAAAACAACATCCCCGCTTGAATATGATGACACCGTGGCGGACGAAGACCTGGGGGAAGTGCTGCCCACAGCAACATGGACCGCTCCGATTGACGAGCTAAAGGGATTTGTCGCAGGGTCCGGGGGGCTAATTTTCGCCTTTAATGCGAATACTGTTTATGTGTCTGATACATATATCCCATATGCGTTTCCGTCTGAATACACGCTTACCGCACCATCCGAGATAGTAGGTATGGGGTTCAACGGCACATCCATGGTTGTTCTGACAAAAACCAACCCGGTTTTGTTGTTCGGCACAGATCCTGGGTCCATCACGGTTGAAAGGTTCCCGGTTGTTTTGCCGTGCAAGTCCGCGCGCTCCATTGTCAGCATACCGGGCGGAGTGGTGTTTGCCTCCACATTCGGGCTGTACCTGATTGATTCAGGTGGCAATCCGGTGAATTTGACGAAAGACATTTTTACGGATCAGCAGTGGTCTGACCTTGAGCCAGGCAGGATATTCGCGTTTTTTCACAAAGGTGCGTACCAAGCGTTTTTTTCAGGATCCACAATGGGCATCGAGTTCAACCCGGGTTCAAACGAGATCAGGAGGTTCCGGTCAACAGCATATGTGTGGGGTGGGCGGTATGTCTCCACGGTCATGATCAATACCTATGAGTTTCTAACATCGGACAGCGAAGAGTTTGTGACGTCAGGCGGCTCAGGCCTTTATTGTTCCGGCGGCGCGTATCCGTTGACATACGATACCCTGTATTTAATCCAGACAAAAGGCACGGCCAGGGAGGTTGTGGCTTTTGATTCAGGCGATGAAACAGATTACATCTGGACATCCAAGACATTCTACCTGATGCGGCAACATATATTGTCGGCCGGGCGAGTGGTGGGGGATTTGTCCGAAGGTGTGACCCTTTCATTGTATGTTGATGACACCCTGCATTTCACCAAATCAATTACTTCTGACAGTGTGTTCAGGATCCCTCGCGTCATGGGATCAACATTTAAAATCAAACTGACAGGCAAGGCCCACATTGAACAGGTGATAATCGGGGCATCCATATCGGAGGTGACACAAAATGCGTAACATACCACGAGTAACAGGCAAAATGGATTACCAGCGGTTTTTTGATGCTGTCAAAGAATCAATAGATATCCTGGCCGGCCGCGCAAAAAAGTCTGAATTGAAACGCGCCTTGCTGGTGGAGGATTTGGAAAAGCTGGGGATAGATCCTGAGAAATTTCTGAGCAGCACAAAACAAAACCCCTACCCGTTACCATAAGGAGAAATAGATGTCGCAATATACATCGACACACAGCGGAGCGCAGATTGATGAAGGTGTCACCAGGGCGTTGCGGTTGCCGGAAAGCCTCGCTGAAACCAGCACTGCCACAGCAACCACCACGGCATTGGGACCAACCACAACCAAACACCTCTTGACCGGCACCACAACAATAACCGGATTTTCTGGCACCGCTGGCGTGACATATCACTGCCGGGCAGAAGGGTCATTCACCCTGACCCATCATGCCACAAACCTAATCATCACCCAGGGAGCGGCAAACATCACAACCGCTGCCGGAGACACCTTCGATGTTCAGATGATAACCGGAACTACATGTAGGATTGTGAATTATCAATGGGCCGGGTCTAATACAAAACTTATCTCTTTTACGAGATCTATGTCGGCAGCAAGTGGAAACGTTTCTTATTCCGCTGTCG